CTAAAGCGTATGCAAAATGTGACAATCCTACCGCCTGTATCACGTTCAAGCCCGAATGTGATTTTATTTATGAGGGTGAATGGGCTGACCTAACTCCTACAAGTGAGGAGGATTATGAGTCAGGCTTTTATCACGCTATGAATGAAGAATATGACGGCGTTTACATGATAAGCTCTGCGGCATTTTACGGCTTGCTACCTCACTTTGAAATCGGAGGTAGATAAATATGTCTGATATGTTTCACTTTCCTAATTTCTCCTATGTTGGAGCAAATTTTAGGGTGAATTTGAGCCTCGACAGATTCTCAAGGCAATTCACAGAAGCTCAGCAATGGCTGGGTGACAGAGTGTTAGAGGACTGTAAGGCGTATATGCCGCATCTTACAGGAGGACTACAACAGCGCTCTCATACTGAAGAGGACGGTAAAAAGGTGGTTTTCCCCGGACCGTATGGACGTTTTCAGTATGGCGGTAAAGTTATGGTTGATCCCGTAACAGGTAGTCCGTGGGCAAGAAAAGGTGCTAAAAAGGTGCTTACGGACAGACCTTTGAAATATTCAAATCCGCAGGCTACAGACCACTGGTTTGATACCGCTAAGGCACAACACGGTGAGTATTGGATAGCAGGCGTGAAAGAAAGGGCAGGTGGTGGATAATGGCAACACAGAAAATGGTTGATGTTGACGGTGCAGAAGCCGTAAGTAAGGTGCTGCTTGCACTGCTTAATACCTTCCCCGGCTTGGAGAACGGTAAAAAGGTGCAGTTTTCTACACTGTCTGAAACTTCAGGTATTGGCTTTTATCCTACCTCAGGTGCAGCTCTCTTATCCAATAAAGAGGATATAACAGGCCATGTAAAACAGGTTTGTTTGTACCCTTTTAGTGTGATTTATAGAGCCGCACCTAAGACAGAGGCTCAAAAAATCCGTATTAAGGAGTTTTTGGACGCTCTCGGTAAGTGGTTAGAGCTTCAGCCCGTAGTTATCAACGAAAAAACCTATAAGCTGACTAACTATCCTGATATTGCCTCAGGCAACAGGGTAATTAAGTCTGTCAGCCGTACAAATCCTGCTCACCTCAACGCCACATACAATGACGGCATTGAGGATTGGATTATATCGGCTACTCTCAGATATGAGAATGAATTTAATAAATAAGATAAGGAGTGAAATATTATGCCTAAAATTGAGCGTAAGTATCTTGCACACTATCTTGACTCCACTTTCAACGGTGAAAATCCCTCTTATGTACGCCTCGGTGCAGACCTTGAGGAATACATTGAGGAGTTGGGACCTGACGTAGAAGTCAAGAAAAATATTCTCGGTGAGCAGAACGTTTCCCACAACGGCTACGAAGTGCAGTCTGAGGTTGATCCGTTCTATGCTGACTTTGACGATCCGCTTTTTGAACAGCTTTCTAAAATCGCAAATGAGCGTCTTACTGGTGAGGCTTGTGTCACTACTAAGGTTGACGTACTTCTCAAAGAGGACGGCGCTTGCGTTTGGGCTTATCGTGAAAAGGTTTATGTTATCCCGAACTCTATCGGCGGTGATACTTCCGGCGTACAGATTCCGTTCTCTGTTTACAATGCAGGTGAGCGTGTTAAGGGTACTTGGGACGTTGCAACAAAAACCTTTACCCCTGAAACTGCCGCTGCTCAGGCTGCTTCTAATGGTGAGGAACAGCCTGCCGGTTAAAGCTAACAAAGGGCGAACAAACTACAGGGCAGCCCTAATTGCAGTTAGGGCTGCCTTTATTTTTTTAATTTGGAGGTAATCTGTTATGGCAGAAAACATTAAAAATCAAAATTTTACCGGCATTGTTGTTGATGACGGTAGTGTCAGAGAGTCTATTCTTAACAAGCACGGAGAAGAAATCGGCGTTTTCTATTTCCGTCCTACTGACGTTGGTATGATTGACCGCTACAACAAAATGGCGGCAGACTTCGATAAAATCACAGCTCCTTTGGAGAATGTGAATATCAACCCTGACGGCTCTGTTGATGAAAAGAATGAGGCTGAAATGGCTGCTATGGAGGAAGCAGTAAAGCGTTTGTATGACGCCTGCAACTACCTCTTTGACGGCAATTTCAGTGAAGCGTTCTTTGGTAAGATGCACCCGTTCTCTCCTGTCAACGGACGTTTCTACTGCGAAAATGCACTTGACGCAGTAGGTAAGTATATCTCCCGTCAGTTTGACCGTGAAGTTACTAAGGTGAACAACAGAGTAAACCGCTACACACACGGCTACAAAACGGGTAAGCATAAGGACGGCAAAAAGAAATGATTGGTGAACTCCCTAAGTCTTTGAGCGTAAACAATATTGAGTATGATATTCGCTCAGATTTTCGGGACATTCTCAAAATTGTTTGTGCTTTTAACGATCCTGAACTCGAAAACGAAGAAAAGATTTATGTGTGCCTTTGTATTCTCTATGAGGATTTTGACAGCATACCTAAATCTGATTATGAGGCGGCTTTCAAAGCTGCTTTAGACTTCATTGACGCCGGTGCTAAGGGTGACAATAAAAAATCCCCTCGCACTATGGATTGGGAACAGGACGAAAATATTATGTTTCCGGCACTCAATAAGGTTGCAGGTTTTGAAACACGCACTGCTGATTACGTCCATTGGTGGACCTTTGTAGGTTACTTTATGGAAATATCAGAGGGCGTGTTTTCTCATGTTCTTAGCCTCAGAGGTAAAAAGGCTAAAAACAAAAAACTTGAAAAATGGGAGCGTGAATATTGGCAGGCAAACAAAGATATTTGCGTACTCAAGCCTAAGTTGACGGCTGAGGAACAGGCAGCAAAGGATAGGCTTAACGCAATGCTCGGCTGATAAAGGAAGGTGATACTATGGCAGAACACGCTGACGGCTCTATTATCGTTGATACTGAGATAGACGCACAAGGTTTTAAGGCTGGCAGCTCTGAACTACAAAGGGCCATAAAATCACTGAATACCAAAATTCAATCACTTGGCCCTACCTTTCAAAAAGCCCTGTCCGGCAACTCAAGTGCTATTTCAGCATTTGATGCAAAGGCTTCGGCATTGGAAAGAACTATCTCAGAAATTGAGGCTAAAATGCGAAGCCTCGGACAAACACGAGTGCCTACAGATGATTATCAGTGGTTGACTACTGAAATCCAAAAGGCAGAAAATGAGCTTAACAAACTCATTGAAAAACAAATAAAAATGGAAGATACGGGAGTTAGAAAAAACTCCCGTGCTTGGCAGTCCTTACAGTATGATATTGACCTCGCAAAAAGGAAAATATCTGAGTATAAAGCTGAGCAGGCAGGAATGAGAGCAAACGGCACAGCTTTTCAATCAGGTGCAAGTACGCTCCAATACAAAGAGTTGGAGGCAGCTCTTGCTTCTGCCAAAAATAAACTTGCTCAAATGAGAGCCGAAGCATCCAGTACAGGTAATACTCTCGACAAAAGCGGTAAAAAGGGAAACAGTAGTTTTTCTAAACTCGGTGCAACACTTAAAAAGAGTACCAGTAAACTGCGTCAATTTACAAAGCAATCCAACAGAGCTTCTTTCTCTATGAACTCCTTTGGAGGCAGAGTAAGAATGATGATTATGATGCTCAAGCAAATGCTTGTTATGCGTGCTTTTATGGGTATCATAAGCTCGATTGGTGAGGGATTCAAAAATCTGTCGCAGTATTCTAAACAAACAAATGCTGACTTATCAGCTTTGAAATCAAGCCTTACTCAACTCAAAAACAGTTTTGCAACCGCATTTGCACCTATTTTGACGGCAGTAACACCTGTTCTTCAAACGCTAATAAATTATCTTGCAACTGCTATTACTTATGTTGGTAAATTCGTTGCAGCCCTTACCGGGGCTAAGACTTTCACAAAAGCAACAGCAGTACAGGAGGACTTTGCTGCTTCTCTTGGCTCTACAGGAGCTGCTGCTGAAAAAGCTAAAAAGCAACTTGCAGGCTTTGATGAGCTTAATGTTTTAAGTGATACATCTTCAGCAGGTGGCGGTGCAGGTGGTACTGTTTCTCCCTCTGAAATGTTTGAGGAGGTCCCTATTGATTCAGAAATCCTTGATTTTGCAGGCAAGCTCAAAGAGGCTTTTCTTAACGGGGATTGGGAGGCAATAGGTGCGCTTATCGGTGAAAAAGTAGGTGCTTTGTTTGAGAATGTGGATCTAAGCGGAATAGGCGCAGCCGTTGGTAAAATCTTAAAGGCTGCATTTGACTTTAGAAAAGGCTTTTTGTCTGCTCTGCCGGAAGATTTACGAAACATTTTAATGTTAGTAGAAACAATCGGCTTAGGTCTTGCCGCTTGGAAAATCTCTAACAAGCTGTTATCCGCAATAAACAACCTTGTCAACATTCCTGCTACTGTGTCTGTCGGCGTTGCTCTTGCAATAACCGGCATCACCATAGAAGCAAAAGGTATTGCTGATGCAATACAGGTTGGGCTTAACGGTTTTAACTTTGCTGAAATTATCGGAGGCGGTTTACTCGGTACAGGTGGCACGGCTCTGTTAGGAAGCAGCATAGCTACATGGATCACTACCGCTTTTGAAGGCAGTGCAGTTGCAAGTGCTATAAGTACCGCCGCCGCAAACATAGGCGCTGGTACAGCAGGTGCTGTAGGGGCTTCTTTCGGCGCAAGTATCGGTGGTATCATTCTCGGTTTACCGGCTATGTTCGTAGGTATCTATGACGCCTGTGTGAATGAGATTGACTGGCTAAATGCGGCGCTTACAGGTGCTGGTGCTACAGCAGCCGGTGCAGGTATCGGTGCAATAATCGGTATGTGTGGTGGCCCTATCGGTGCAGGTGTTGGCGCTCTTATCGGTTTAGCAGTTGGCTTAGTTACTGACGGAATAATACTGATTGTTCAAAAGTGGGACGTTATTACTGAGTTTTTGAGTAATTTCTTTACGGTTACTGTTCCCGGCATTTGGAATAGTTTTGTAGGTTGGCTACAAAATATCCCCTCTGCGTTGGGAGAATTTTTCGGCTCTCTACCCGGAAAAATCTCTACGTGGTTTTCAAATATGTGGCAACCGATTAAAGACTACGATTGGGCTGGACTTGGTAATAGGATCGGCACATGGTTTGGTAACGCACTCAAAAATGCTATTCATTTTGTCACTGTAACAATCCCTACTTGGCTTGGTGAACTGTGGGACAGCATAAGCTCTGCGTTTATGACGTTCTTTACTGTTACCCTGCCTAAGTTTTTTACAGAAACACTGCCTCAGGCTTTTAATGCGGTAGTCGATTTTGTAAAAGGACTTCCTGAAATGCTTTGGAACGCTATACAGACGGGTTGGAATTGGCTCGTTGACATAGGCAAATCCATTGTTGACGGAATTTGGGAGGGCTTACAGACAGTATGGCAAGCCATAACTGATTTTGTCGGCGGTTTTGTTCAAGGCTTTAAGGATGCACTTGGTATTCACTCTCCGTCAACCGTTTTTGCAGAAATCGGTGGATTTATTATCGAAGGTCTGTTAAACGGTATTAAAAATATGTGGAGTGGTATCACAAACTTCTTTACAGGCGCTTTTGACGGATTGAAAAATCTTATCTCTAATGCTTGGGAGAATATAAAAACGGGTGCAACTACTGCTTGGACGAACATTAAGACTTCACTTTCTACCGCTTGGACGAACATCAAAACCACCGCTTCTAATACGTGGAACAGCTTAAAAACTACCGTTTCTACAGGCTGGGAAAACATCAAAACAGCAACCTCTACTAAGTGGAACACCATTAAATCCTCCCTTTCTACAACTTGGGAGAATATCAAGACAACGGCTTCTACTAAGTGGAACAACCTTAAATCCACTATTTCTACTGCGTGGGATAGTGTGAAAACCACAGCTACAACGAAATGGACGAATATTAAGGCTTCTCTTTCTACTGCGTGGGAGGGTATCAAAACTACCGCCTCTACAAAGTGGACTAACCTTAAATCTACCATTTCTACAGCTTGGGACAATATTAAGACAACAGCCTCCTCTAAATGGGAGTCTATCAAAACAACCTTATCAGGAAAGTGGGACAGTATCAAATCCACTGCTTCTACAAAGTGGGCTAATTTGAAATCTACCATTTCTACGAAATGGACGGAAATCAAAAACAATGCTTCCTCCACTTGGGACACGGTTAAATCTACCCTGTCCTCTAAATGGGATAGCATTAAGTCCACAGCCTCCTCTAAATGGGATAGCATTAAGAGTACCATTAAAAACAAAGGCTGGTCCGGCGTTGGTAGTGATATTTGTAACGGTATTTCCTCAGGTATTGACTCCGGCTGGTCTTGGCTGAAAACTAAAGTAGGTAATGTTGCAAGCAGCTTGCTTGACAAGGCAAAATCTGCTTTGGGTATTCACTCTCCGTCAAGGCTTTTCCGTGATATTGTCGGTTTGAATATCGGCTACGGTATTGGTGAGGGTATTGAGGCTTCTGAAGGCTCTGTTGTTAAGACGGTGACAGGACTTGCTGACGCTATCGCAGCAGAGGCTAATGCAGGTGAGTACAACATAGGCGGTGTTGTTTCTACGGCAGAGGTGGACGGTGCATTGACCGGCTTCTCTGACAAAGTTGCAAACAGCTTTAGTACCTTACTTGAACGCTTACAGGCTATTGCAGACGGTGTTACATTCACTGTACCTGCTATGGCAACGGGTACAATCGTACCTTACAGCGTATCTGCCTCCACAGCAGGCGGTAACAACGTCACAGGAGCTATTGAGGCCTCTAATGAGGAATTAGGCTCTGTTGTTATTCAGGCTGTTACAAACGCAACTACGGCCATTGTAGCAGCTATTGAGGCTAACAGCGGTACTGTTGTCAACCTTGACGCAAACAGCATAGCAACAAGCACGATTAAGGAAATCAACAGACGTACCCGTGCAATGGGTAAGTCACCTATATTGATTTAAGAGAGGAGGATTACGGATGAAACCGATTTTTAAGATAGGCGAACATGACTATACGGCTTTTCTTGCTGAGGACGGATTAGCCCCGGTTAGAAATGACCTTGACGCTGACGGTAGTGGACGTAACCTCCTTGACGGTCTTATGTATCGTGCAAGAATTGCTCAAAAGGATAAATGGACGGTTAAGTTTAACCGCCTCCCTGAGCTTATCGTCAAGTCTATAGCTGCTGATATTAACCCTGAGTATGTTGAGATTACAATGCTTGATCCTAAAACGAACAGGCATATTACCAAAACATACTACACCTCCACACTGACCTACGGTGTACAGCGTTATGACCGTTCACAAAATCTTACATATTATGAGGGCTGTACCTTTAATATAACAGAGAGGTGACGGCGTATGAGGCATAGGACAGACAGGTGGGTAAAATTAGCAGCACGTGGGCGCTTTCGTATGGAGGCAAAAGCCCGAATTGGTGAAAAGGATTATATCGAAATATCCGCACCAAAAATTGAAAGAAATCTTATGACAGAGCCACTGAAAGTGGGAACTTGCTCAACAGGAACACTCTCACTTTCAGTCCTGACTAATGATGAAATTAAGTCTGCAAGTCCTGTTGTTATTATGGGACGTTTGACAGACGGCAAAATCTACAGTGAATGGCTTGAGTTTGGCACATTTTATATCAATCAGCGTGATACCAGTTTTGCTGGGCTTGTTGTACTTGATTGCTATGACGCTATGCTCAAGACTAACCAAAACTACCTTGACGAAACAGATACCTCTGCAAATTGGCCTAAGTCCATGAAGGCTGTTGTTGAGGAAATAGCGTACCGTATCGGAGTCGGTGTTGATCCACGCACAAAGATTAACACCGGCTCTGATTATATTGTACCTTATCCGTCAGGTAAAACAATGCAGCAAGTGTTAGGTGATATTGGCGCTTGTCATGGCGGTAACTGGATTATTACGGAGGAAAACCTTTTGAGGCTTGTGCCTTTGGTATCTGCTCCTGACGAAACTTTCCACGTTATCAGTCACGATTACGAAAAGGTAAAAACAAATGACGGACACCTTTTGATTTATGACGAACAAAAGATATTCAACAGAGTTTTACCTGAGGCAAGCGGTGAAACACCTGAGTCGGTTATTCCTGTTACTCACTACATCAAGGATGAATACGGCAACGCTATTGTAACGCCTGAAGGCCACTATCTTGTATGGGGTGCTGACGGTAGTGCAGATGCGGTTGACGGCATTATCAATATCCCGGTTGTGTGTGGTGAGATTACCACAGGTAACAAAATCACTGTTACAGGGGTAATGCTCAACAGTGATAGTGGCAAAAGCTACACAGCCGGTGACGATTCAGGAATGATGCTCACTATTGAAAGCAATCCGTATGCGACACAGGGCATCTGTGACGCTTTGTACAACGCTTTTAACGGTTTAGTGTATTTCCCTTACACTGCTACAAAAGCTCTGTACGATCCTGCTACAGAGCTTGGAGATCAGGTTAAAATCGGTGATATGGTACACAGCGTATTGTTTACCTCTAAATTGGATTTTGACCTTAACTTCCGTTCGGATATAAGCGCCCCTAACAGTGAGTCTTTAAGTGAGGAATATCCGTACCTCGGTGAAGTCAAAAGCCTAAAACAAAGCACTGAACAGCTTAACGGTGCAATCGAAGCAGCCTCTAAGGAATTATCCGGCAAGGTTGACGATGCAGCTCTACAGGCTGAAATTGACCGTGCAACAGGTGTTGAAAAGGCTTTGAATGAAAGCATAGGTGCGGAGGAAAAACGTGCTACAGAGGCTGAGGAAGCCCTTAGCAAGCGTATCAAATCTATTGAGGACTCCTCGCCCGAAGCACTTACTAAGCGTGTTGCTGATGTTGAAACCACAGTAGGAGAACATACAACATCTATTGATGCTATCAACAAGACAATATCTGAACACACTACTCAAATCAGCGGTGTTGACGGCAAGGCTGACACCAATGCTGGGAACATAAAAACCTTGCAGGAAACGGTATCAGGACACACTACTGATATTACAGTCCTCAAGGCCAACGCTGAGAAAATTACGGCTCTTGAAACCACAGTAGGTGAACACACTACTCAGATAGCAGCTCTACAACAGAAAGTAACTGATATTGAAAATTCTCTTATTGATATTTTCAAAAGACTTTCTGCTCTTGAAAACGCTTCAAGCGGTACTGAGGAGGGCGGCTCTGATGAAGGCGGCACTACTGAAGGTGAAAATAGCACAGATCCTACAGAATAAAGGAGGGCTAATATGGCCGATAAACGAATTACTGATTTTGCCACATTGCCTGACGCACAGGATGATGATTTACTCTTAGTTGCTTCTGAGGACGAAACCTACAATATGAAGGTTAAGACACTCAAAGAGGCGGTAAAGGGTGACGCAGATCGTGCAGAGGCGGCAGCTAAAGCTGCTCAAGAATCAGCGGAAACAGCTTCCACACAATCCGCTGAGGCTCTTAATAAGGCAAAATCAGCCGAAAAACAATCTCAGGAAGCAAAGACGGCAGCCTCACAGGCTGCTATCAATGCCGGTACGGCGGCAGATGCCGCCAATGCTTCAGCCGCCTCTGCTGCTGAGGCTGAGCAGGCATTGATTGACGCTACAGAGGCGGTTGCTTCTGTAAATGAATTTGCAAAGGACTTTAACGATATGAAAGCCGTCCTTGAAGGCAAGGTTGATGACGCCTATGTTGAGGAGGGCTATTTATATTTAACTTCTAATGATGAAGTTGTTGCAGGTCCCTTAGGTCCGTTCTCAGGTGACGGCTCAGGCGGTGGTGGCGGTGCAGGCTCTACTATCCGTATTACTAATGGTATGGAATCCCGTGCCTTTAGTGTAATGGACGGTGTTTCTGTCATTATGGCTTACGCTTGGACTGCTACTGATACAGAGGACGGCTCTGCAATCGGTGACGGTACTGCAATTTGGAGAGTGAACGGTACAAAGGTTGCTACACAGAATGTGGCTCAGGGTGATAATACCTTTGATATTACTAAGTACCTGACACCTGCTTCTGCAAACACCGTAAAGCTGACTATTGAGGATGCTTACGGCAACAGTAAGTCCTTTACATGGACCGTAACCGTATCAACCTACGGTTTAACTTGGAATCTTGGTAAATTGGCTACTCACGGCTCGTCACTCTTAACTGTAAGACTTGTTCCTACAGGTGACGGTACTAAGACTATCCACATTACCTGTGACGGTGAGGAGGTCTTTACAAAAGATGTTGATACAACCGGCAGAACTATCTCCGCTACTATCAACCCTCAAAGTCACGGCTCTCATGTGATTTTAGCTTGGCTGGAAACTACAGCTAATGGTGAAATCATTGAAACTACACCCCTTCGTCACGTTGGTATTTGGACGGAAACAGGCAACTATGAGCCTGTTATTGCTGTTTACAATGACACTGTGGATATTCCGCAGTTTTCTACCGGCTTGATTGAATATATGGTGTACGATCCGTTAAATCAGACTTGTAATGTATCTCTCTTGGAGGGGTATGAAACTCTGTCTGAATTGACAGTTGACCGAAATATCCAACAGTGGGCGTACCGTGCTACAAAGACACAGCCGCCTAAGCTCTCTATCCGTTACAGTGAAACCAACTATAAGGAAATCACTGTAAATGTTGAATCCCTCGGTTATGACATTAACCCTGTTACTGAGGGCTTAGTGCTTGATATTGATCCTACGGGACACAGTAACAGTGAAACTGACCGTGCTGAGTTTGGTTATACAGACGGTGAGGGTGTAAATCACCCCTTTACTTTCTCTGATAACTTTGACTGGATTAACGGCGGTTTTCAGCTCGACAGTGAGGGCGTAACAGCCTTTGTTATCAAGCGTGGTACATACATTCAGGCTGACCGTAGTTTGTTCAATGATAACGCTACCTCTACAGGTAAAGCTATCAAGGTAGTTTTCAAGGCTACCAACGTAAGAAACTATGACGCTGAAATTATGAATTGTGTGTCCGGCAATATCGGTCTTGTCCTTCAGGCTCAGCAGGCTATCCTCAGCTCTGAGCTTAAATCTGCAAAAATTCCTTACTGTGAGGAAAGACAGATTGAAATGGATATTAACATTGAAGCCTCCAACGAAAACCGCTTAGCTACTGTATGGCTGAGAGGGCAGCCGTCAAGAGGCTTTAACTATACCGCAAGTGATAACTGGGCGCAGGCAAATCCTGTGTTGCTTAAAATCGGCTCTGAGGATTGTGACGTGTGGATTTATCGCATAAAGATGTACGGCAATAGCCTTACTCGATATGAAATCCTTGACAACTTTATTGCTGACTGCGGCAACGCTGAGGAAATGGTAAACCGTTATTTGCGTAATGCTATTTACAACGATAACGGCACTATCAACATCAACAACCTTGCCTCTGCAAATCCTAACCTGCGTATTTTGAAAATCAGCGCTGACCGTATGACTACGGGTAAAGAGGACGTTGTTTCTTGTACTGTACAGCTTGTTTATGTAAACGGCGGTGCAGAGCATAACTTTACCGCTACGGGCGTTCTGATGAAAGTACAGGGTACTTCCTCTGCGGCTTATGGTGAGGCAGCTTACAACGTTGACCTTGACTTCTCTGAGGCTGTGTGGACGCTTGAGGACGGAACAGTTATTACTGAGTATGCTATGACCGCAAATAGCATCCCGGTTAAGTATTTCAATATCAAGCTCAATGTTGCTTCCTCTGAGAACGCTAACAATGTGTGCCTTGCAGACGATTATAACACCTATCAGCCGTTCCTAACGGCTGCAAGACGTGCCAATGCAAAGGTAAGAGATACCGTTGAGGGACACGCCTGTGCAGTATTCTTTACGAATACAAGCGGTGCAACAATCTCCGTAGGTGCAAGAACGGTACAGCCTAATGAAACTATCCTGTACGGTTGCGGTGATATGAATAACAGTAAAAAGAATTTTGCTGTGTTCGGACAGGACAACGCAACCTATCCTGAGCAGTGCTGTGTTGAATTTCTCAATAACATTGCGGATCAGTGCCGTTTCAAATCTGATGACTTATCAGGTGAGGATTGGTCCGGTGATGTAAACTTTGAGTTTAGATTCCCTAAAAATCCTACCGACAGCATGAAGGCGGCTTTTCAGGAAATGCTTTCTTGGGTAGTATCTACTGACACAACCGCTGCAACAGGTAACGCTCTTACGGGCGGTGCAGTAACGATTAACGGCACAACCTACACAAATGACACGGCTGAATACCGTGCAGCTAAGTTTGTTGAGGAGTTTGAAAACTACTTCAGCAAGGATTCTATGCTGTATCACTACCTCTTTACAGAGCGTCATTGTATGATTGACAACCGTGCTAAAAACGTGTTCTTCTCCTATGAGTATGATCCTGATGTGCAGGCTTACCGTTGGAACGTTACAAAGGACTACGATAACGATACCGGCGAAGGTAACGATAACGAAGGTGGTCTTACTTTCACCTACGGTATTGAGGACACTGACACCGTAGGTACGAAAATGGCGTTTAATGCCTCTGACTCCGTGCTTTGGTGCAATATCCGTGATTATATGGCTGATGACCTTGAGGCTATGTTTAAGAATCGTGAGGCAGCCGGTGCATGGAACGCTGAGCGTATTCTTAAAAAGTTTGCAGATTATCAGGCTTGCCGTCCTGAAGCCCTCGTTATTGAGGATATGTGGGGTAAATACTTTACTCCTTATATTGCTAACGGAAATACGGCTTACATTGAGACGACCG